AAAAAAATTGCAATAAATGTTCAGAATTTACAGTTTGAAGTCGATTCGTTAAAAAATATTGTATTTGCACAATCTGACTTGATATTTAATTATAGGGAAATAGTGCGCACTGATAGTACTTTGACCGCACAGTTGGAAGAAAAGATTGAAATATTAGAGGGTGATACGGAATTACTTGAAAAAAAAGTTAAATTGGTTAAACCTTCTTGGTATGAAAATAAATGGTTATATTTTACATCCGGTGCAATTATATCTGCGGCGGTAACGTATACTTTTAATCGTATAACTAATATTCTATAACAATGAATACAGACAAAAAACAAATAAAAGAAGCTATTAGACGAGAATTTAAAAAGTGTGCAAAAGATCCTGTACATTTTTTAAAAAGATATTGTTATATACAACATCCACAAAAAGGTAAAATAAAATTTGCGTTATACGATTATCAAGAGAAAACTTTAAAAGAATTTGTTAATAAAGATTATAATGTTCTTTTAAAAGCTCGTCAGTTAGGTATATCAACACTTACTGCAGGATACGCATTATGGATGATGACATTTTATGATGATAAGAATATATTGGTTATTGCAACTAAACAAGATGTAGCTAAAAATTTGGTTACTAAAGTTAGAGTAATGCATGCTAGTTTACCAACTTGGTTGAAACAAAAATGTGTAGAAGATAATAAATTGTCATTAAGATATAAGAACGGGTCTCAAATAAAAGCAGTAGCAAGTTCTGAAGAGGCTGGTAGATCAGAAGCACTATCATTATTAATTTTAGATGAAGCTGCATTTATTCCTAGAATAGATTCAATATGGACTGCCGCATCTCAAACATTGGCATTAGGTGGTAGATGTATTGCACTTTCCACACCAAATGGTGTTGGTAATTGGTTTCATAAGACTTGGGTAGATGCTGAAGATGGTTTAAATGAGTGGAATATTTTAAAATTACATTGGTCAGTACATCCAGATAGAGACCAAGAGTGGAGAGATCATCAAGATAAATTATTAGGTCCTTCAGCGGCTGCACAAGAATGTGATTGTGATTTTGTAACATCAGGTCAGATGGTAATTGATGGTGTTATTTTAGAAGAATATAAAGTTAATCATGTTAGAGAACCAATTGAGCGGCGAGGGGTAGATAGTAATGTTTGGGTGTGGGAACCACCAAATTATTCAAAGGATTATGTAGTGAGCGCGGATGTGAGTAGAGGTGATGGATCAGATTACTCTGCATTTCATGTCATGGAAGTAGAAGAGTGTAAACAAGTAGCGGAATATAAAGGTAAGATTGGTACTAAAGATTATGGTAATTTACTAGTAAATATATCTAAGGAATATAATAATGCATTACTTGTTATTGAAAATGCATCAATTGGTTGGGCAGCTATACAACAATGTATAGATAGAGATTATGAAAACTTATTTTATATGTCAAAAGATTTACAAGTGGTAGATACACAAAAACAAATGTCTAATAAAATTTATAGACAAGAAAAACAAATGGTCCCTGGATTTACAATGTCTATGAAAACAAGACCATTAGTAATAGCAAAATTAGAAGAATTTTTTAGAGAGAAATCGGTAGAGGTTTATTCTTCGCGACTAATAGACGAGTTGTTCGTATTTATATATAACAATAATAGAGCAGAGGCAATGTCAGGATACAATGATGATTTGGTCATTTCCTTTGGAATTGCTTTATGGATACGAGATACCGCTTTACGTTTAAGAGCGGAAGGAATAGAATTACAGAAGAAAGCTATTTCTAGTATAACTATGAATCCAGCAATATATAAGCAAACTGATGAAAATGATTCTTGGCAATGGGAAGTTGATAAGAAAAAAGAAGATTTAACTTGGTTAATAAAATAAAGAGGAAAAAATGGCTGATACAAGCTTAAGAAATAGATTAAAGAGATTATTTTCAACTAACGTAATTGTTAGGAATGTGGGTGGAAAACGATTAAAAGTAATTGATACTAGTAAATCTCAATATATGCCAACTAGAGGGTTGATTGATAGATATAAAAAGATTTATTCCACTGGTGGCGCAGGATTATCTGGTTACTCAGATAATCAATTAGTTAAGTCGTTACGACTTGGGTTATTTAGAGATTATGAAGCAATGGACGGTGACGCTATACTTTCTTCTGCATTAGATATATATGCAGATGAATCTACTATGAAAAGTGAGTATGGAAATGTTCTTGAAATAAATACACCAAATGATCAAATTTTTAAAATTTTACATAATTTATATTACGATGTATTAAATATAGAATTTAATTTATGGCCTTGGGTAAGGAATATGTGTAAATATGGTGATTTTTATTTAAGATTAGATGTTGATGAACGTTTCGGTATTAGAAATGTAGAACCTTTATCTGTTTATGATGTAACTAGATTAGAAAACGAAGATCCAGAGAATCCAGAATATGTAAAATTTAAATTAGAATCAGGAACTTCTGGAGGGGCTGCGCAACATTCTATTAGCAGTAGGGAAGAAGAATTTGAAAATTATGAAATTGCACATTTTAGATTACTTTCCGATTCAAATTATCTTCCTTATGGTAAATCAATGATTGAAGGTGGTAGAAAGACTTGGAAACAATTATCTCTTATGGAAGATGCTATGTTGATTCACAGAATCATGAGAGCACCTGAAAAAAGAATATTTAAAGTTGATATTGGAAATATACCACCTGCAGAAGTTGATAATTATATGAATCAAATTATTGATAAGATGAAAAAAGCCCCCGTTGTAGATAAAGCAACTGGAGAATATAATCTTAGATATAATATGCAAAATATTACTGAAGATTTCTTTATGCCAGTTAGGGGTGGAGATAGTGGAACTCAAGTTGATTCATTACCAGGATTAACTTATGAAGCAGTAGAAGATATTGAGTATTTAAGAAATAAATTATTGGCTTCATTACGTATCCCAAAACCATATTTGGGATTTGATGAGAATGTTGGAGAAAAGGCAACACTTGCAGCTGAAGATGTAAGATTTGCTCGTACTATTGAAAGAATTCAAAGAATTGTAATGAGTGAATTAATGAAGATTGGTATTGTTCATTTGTATGCTCAAGGATTTACAGATGAAGAATTAGTTAATTTTGATTTAGAGTTGATGAGTCCTTCTACAATATATGAACAAGAAAAAATTTCACTTTGGAATGAAAAAACTTCTTTAGCGTCATCTATGATAAGTGATGGTTTACTTTCTACAGAGTGGATTTATAAAAATATATTTAAATTTACAGATGAAGAAATTAAAAAAGAAGATAATAAGATTGTATATGATTACAAACAAAAATTTAGAAGAGCTCAGATAGAATCTGAAGGAAATGATCCATCTAAATCTGGTGAATCACAAGGAACACCTTCAGATATGGCGATGGGAAGAACTGGACATGAATTAGAAAATGATGAATTAGGTCCAGAGGGTGGAAGTCCAGAAGGTGGCTGGGAAGGTGCAGGTAGACCCAAGGAACCATCACATTATAAAAAAGACAGTCATATTAGAGGCAGAGACCCATTAGGGGCGCATGAAAAGAAAAAACAAGCATCTAGTAATCCAAAATACGGTAAAATTATGGCTTTAGCACATTTGGATAAGCTTAAGAATACTTTAAAACGTAAATCTGATATAACCCTAATAAATGAAGTTGATGAAATAGATGAAGAGTATAAAGAAGATGTTAATAATAAGTAAAGTTAATCAATATTTAAGAAGTTTTATATTTATTTATGACAAACTATATTGGAGTGATTTATGTCTAAACGATTAAGACACACTAAGATTAAAAATACTGGTGTGCTATTTGAAGTATTGACCCGACAGGTGACTGCGGATATAATGGAAAATGTAGAGTCAAAGGCAGTAGCTTTGATTAAAAAGCATTTTCATAAAAATTCTGCTTTAGGAAAAGAGTTAGAATTATATAATATACTTACTACAGAAACATATAAGCGTCGTGATAAGGCTGATAGATTGGTGGACGCAGTAATTAAAAGTAGACAAAGACTTTCAAATAAAACACTTAGATCAGAAAAGTTTAATCTTATTAAAGATATTAAAGAAACTTATGATGTAGGTGCTTTATTTTCTACTAGAATGCCAAATTATAGACGATTAGCATCTATTTACAAATTATTTTTATATGAAACTACTGGGGAAGATATAAATCCGAAAGAAATTGTAGATTCTAGAGATTATATAGTTGAATCGCTAATTACAGAAACTTCTAAACAGAAACCAAAAAGTGAATTAGCTCAAGAATATATTGATGAGTCTAAAGATGTTAAATTATTAGCCTATACTTTAATGGTAGAAAAATTTAATAAAAAATATAGTACATTAAGTCATGCTCAAAAAGAAGTTTTGAGAAAATATATTAATAACGTATCAAATACAAACTCCTTATCAGAATTTATTGAAGGTGAGGTGATTAATATTAAGGATGCTTTGAAAAATTTGGTACCTAGTGTAACTGATGATATTACTAGTATAAAATTAAAAGAAGTAATTGCACAGGCTGATGCACTTTCGGAGAATAATAAAGGGACTGAAAATAAAGTAATTACTCTAATGCGATATTATGAACTTGTTAAGGAATTAGAAGATGTCTCAAGAAAATCTAAAAAACTTCATTCGTAGAACAATAATAGAATTGTTAGATGATGAAAAGTTGGCCGAAACAACTTTTACTGGAAATGTACCAGGATATCAGACTCCGTTTGCATTTAGTGGAAAGGGGAAAGTTAGTAAGAAGAAAAAGAAAGAGCTAGCTACTAATTCAACTGGGTATAAAATTGTTGAAGGTAAATATCACGATTATAGAAATGATGATAGTATAACACCTAAACAAAAAATTGGTCGATCTATGAGAGAGATTAGAGATCATCTTGCAGAAATTGATAAATTGACTAAAATGAATGTAAGATTGAAGAATGAGATGGATGTTGATTCAAGGTCATATTGGAAAAATACTCATAAGGCTATGCGAAGAATTAGTGAGCGATTAATAAAGTTGGCTAAAAGAGTAGGACAATTATATTAATGTTGAAATTAAAAAATCTTTTATTTACGGAAGATATAAAAGATATAGCAAAGGCTAAAAAAATTAAAAGACAGATTCAAGGAGATGAAAGTCGTATGAGATTACATATGAATGCGTTAGCAGATAGGATGAGAGCTGATATACCGAATGGAAAGTTATCAGACCAATTAACTAACTCATATCAGAAAAATGTAACAAAATTTATGAGAGAAATGATCTCATTAGTAAAGAGGATGAAATAATATGAATCGAGAATTATTAGTAGATTATTTACCTTTTGAAATAACAAGAGAACAAATAAATGAATCTATGAAAGAAAATAACGGTAGATTAGTTGTTCGCGGAGTATTACAGAGGGCAGAAGCTAAAAATCAAAATGGTAGAGTATATCCAAAAGAAGTATTGATGAGAGAAGCTAAAAAATATACGGAATCTTTTATTAAAGAACAACGAGCTTTAGGTGAATTAGATCATCCAGAAAGTTCGGTAGTAAACTTACAAAATGTTTCTCATAATATTAAAGAAATGCATTGGAATAATCATGATTTGGTTGGTACAGTAGAGGTATTAGGAACTCCGGCAGGTAATATTTTAACAGAATTATTTAAAGCAGGTATTAAGTTGGGTATTTCATCTAGAGGAATGGGTTCAGTAGAAACTGTATCAGAATCAGAAGATGGTGATACACAAGAAGTACAACCAGATTTTGAATTGATAGCATTTGACTTCGTTTCCAATCCATCTACGCAGGGAGCTTTTATGTATCCAATGCAAGAATCAGTAGATCGTAAGAATCCTACTGGTAGAACTTGTGGTGATTATTGTAAAGTAGAATCTATTATTAATGATATTTTGCGAGGTGCATAATGAAAATGCATAAAACTTTTAGTTGGCGTAAATGGAATGACTTTATTCTTGAAAAGAATGATGTTTTAGAAGCTTCGGATTATAAATTTGTTTTAACACTACCTAAACATATTTACGGTGGGATGAGAGCAGTGTTTAATTCAAAGACGGCAGCGCAACGGTATATGGAAGATGAAATT